TGATCAGAACTACATCTTAGATATAAAGAATCTGACTAATCAAGCCACTCAGTGAGGAGTAGAGCCAGAAGATATGAAGTCATTATGATACGTTCTGGATAGATGGGCAAAGATGGATAGTAGACGCAAACAGGAAGAGCATAAACGGAGTACATTTGATATGCAATTCGACTCAGCGACACAGCCAAGAAGAGATGGTAGAGCTAATCCTAATATCCAATTTGAGCAGATCCTTATAGATACCTATACATGAACACTACCAGAATGATTACCTGTTAAGGTAACAGCAAGAGGCTGAAGAGTGGATGGTATAGAATTGGAGTTAAGTAAATATATCCTCCAGGAGTTTATGGAGCGTGAAGATAGTATAGAGGAGATAGTTAGATTTGATAATCTAAAGGCAAGATACTGAACAGGTATCCTTTTTTCGTGATTATGGTGTGAGAGTATGTATGTCAATAACGAGGATAGCGGGTATATGGAAGCGGATGTTAAGCAGGATAGAAAAGAGGTATGGCATATATGAGTAAAGAGTCGAGATATAAGGAGATGTTGGTTTGATGAGTCAGTCAAGAAACGATCTGATGCAATGGATTGTATCTGAGAGGAGACAATCAGGATGGAGGAGTTCAAGATGAGATATATGGAGACTAATGATGAGTCAAAGAAATGATATAAATACATCCAGAATGTACATACAGATAATAGTAAGCAGTATGACAGCACAAGCGATAATAAACTGTTCTATAACGAGATAAGATTATGGCATTACTTCAATAAATTGGATGGCACGTATGTTATAGTAGCGAACAAACTACGACCAATCTTTGTAGGCAAGATGACGACTAAGCATGGATTCCTACCATTAGTGCCGATACAACATTATTGTAATCCAGAGAGTATATATGGAATAGGTATCCCAGAGAGATTTGCGACTATCAAACCATATATAAATAATCTTCTAAAAGCTACATTAGATGGAATATGGTTAAATAGTGGTAATCTTATATTCATGGGATGAGATACGGTGACAGATGACGAGATATATATAGAGCCAGGCGAGACAAATATCATCAAGATGACAGGTGATGCTACAAAGATACAACCATACTCAAGCAATATCAATGTAGATCAGGTAGTAAGGATATTGGAAGTTATGGAGGACTTCGGAGTACAGACTACAGGACTTAATCCTAAAGCACAGTATGATGCAGGTACAGATAAGGCGTTCATTATGTGAGTTATGAAGGAAGAACAGAACATGAGAGCGAAGTCAGTAATAAGGAATAGGAATATAGGATTAGATAGAGCGTTCACGATTATGCTCTGTAATATCTTGCAGTTCGCTCCTACATTATATGCTAAACATATCTTCAATGAGAAGCAACTGATGGATTTTAAGTGGTATGAGATAAGAGTACCAGGTAAAAGACTATCAAGGCAGTGAAATGAGGATGATTGAAAAGTAATAGGATTACAAGACGCTCCATGATATGACGATTATTTCAATCTAAAGACAGATATATTGCTTCATGCTAACGGTCTGAATGTAGAGATAGATACGCCAAGTACACCTAATACCCTAAAGACAATTGAGAGAGACGATATGCAAAAGTATGTTAATTCTAAGGTACAGATAGCACAAGCAAAACAAGCGTTTATGGCTGTTTGAGATGAGAAGGCATCAGGGGATCTGGATCAAGTAAGCAAGAAATTAGATGAGTTATATGATATAGACGTAGATCATATCATCATGAAGTCAGATGAGGAACTAAAGAGGGCTAATGTAGCAGATATAATGAGTACAGTACAGGGGATAGGGACAACTCCGCCACAAGCAGGGATGCCGCCTCCAGGACAGTGACTAGCACAATGATGACCATCAGCTTTATTATCTAATCCATCAAATGCAAATCCTATGACTCCAAATCCAACGCAGAAGCAAGCGACTCCAGGAGCAACAGCAAATCCATTCTGAGGTAAACCGTCTACGCCATTTTGAGGAGCGTAGTATAGTGTTTGAGAAGATAGGGTTGCCATTAAGCGATCTTGATAAGATGCACCCAGAGCAACTGAATGATCTAAGGAGAAGAATGATAGCAATAAGAAACGAGACACTGGTAGAGGCACTAAAGGAGAAAGACAAAGAATATCGACATGGTGCTTATGACTGTATGGATAAGATGATAATAAGACTAAACAAAATATTGATGAGTAAATGATGAGAAGAGACCAATACCTAAAACAGTTTTTATCCTTATATACTATTATGATAGATAGGGAAAAATATAATAAGGAATATTATAAGATTAATAAAGAATATTATAAAAAAAAGATAAGGGAATCTAGAAATAATAATCCTGAAATGAAATCTAATCAAAATAAAAGATATTATGAGAAACACAAAGAAGAACATAAATTAAGAGTAAGAAGCAATAAAGCTACGAACACCTACAGAAGATCAAAAAATATATTAGAATTTGATGATAAAACGATAAATCAACAATCTTTACAATATCTATTAGAATATCAAAAATATAAATGTAAATTATGCAATTGTGATTTAAGAAAGGTAATTAAACACATGGATCATGTAATGCCCCTATCTAAGTGATGAATAAATTCAATATTTAATATTCAATGGTTATGTGCCAGTTGTAATATGAAAAAGCATGCTAAATTGCCCACAGGGCAACTAAGTATATTTAATACCTTTTAGATTCTTAACCTTTATGGAATGGATCAAGACCAAGTTAAGCAACCTTTGGAGGCTGTAAAGCCTAACCAAGATTGAGATGATGAGTATGTGAAAGTACCTAAACAAGATTATGAGAAGCTAAAAGACGCTGACAGTAAATGGAGAGGACAATCATCAGAAAATCAGAGATTAGCTGCATTGGCAGAAGTAGTCAAGGACAATACTAAGTTCTACAAGCTCTTATCTACGGACAGGGCTAAGGCAGACTTTGTAGCACAGCATTATGGTATGAATAGCGATCAGATGAAAGAGACGCTGGATAAATACTATAATGACCATCCAGACGAAAAGAAAGCACCATCAGAGGATGATCTCTATGAGAAAATGAGTGCCAAGCAAGACGAGAAAGAAGCAAAGAAATCTCTTAACTCTTTTATTAAGGAGAAGGGGTTTGCTAAGGACACTAAGTTTGGCAAGGCATTTATGGAAGAAGTAGACGATTATATGGATGGTAAGAAGCGGACTGAGGAGACAGTCGATAGGGCTTCACGCAAAGCGTATGCTTATATCAAAGGTCTAGGTAAGTTCACAGAGGAACTAGAGAAGGTAGAAAGGAAACTGCCATGAGCGTGATGACTAAGTGCTGGAGCTAGGAAAGGATGAGTAGATGTAAACGAACTCACTAGCAAGCGACAAACCTATAAGGATTCACACAAAGGTAGTATACTGGATCATGTTCACGCACAGAAAAAGTAATCTTTTAATTTAGTAACCAATAGTAAAATGGTATTTATCCCATTACAAAGAGACAGCGGAGCTACAAGAACATATCTTACAGCATTAAGCCAGACCTTTGTTAAATGACAGGCGTTAGTATTCTCAAGTGGATATGTCACACCTGCAACATCAAGTGCGGCTGAGGTATTTCTTACTGCTAATGAGGCAGTAACATTAAGTGCATCAGTGCATCAACCAATAAAGTGTCTTAATTCCTATGCAGCTAATATTACTTATACAGTAGGATGTGCAACACAACCAGTACAATCTACGCATTGTGGTAATAAATATGACCTTTCAACAGGACTTCTATTAGATTTAACAGGGACTACTCATAAGGTGTTCTTGGTAGAAGAAATTGTAGATACAGTCAACTACATAGTTAAATGACATTTTGTCAAGAAACCAACTTAATATCTTTTAATTCAGTAACCTAAATTATCATGGTATTCCAACCAATGAGAAGAGATAGCGGAGCAACGAGACAGTATCTTACTGCAGCGTCTACAACTATCACAAAACAACAGGCATTAGTGTTTGCTAGTGGATATGTAACTCCAGCACTTGCAACATCACCTGAAGTATTTGTAGTTTCTAACGAAGCTATAACTACAGCAGCAGCTACACATAAGGCTATTAAGTGTTTAAATACTAACGCTGCTAATATTAGCTTTGAAGTTCTAACTAATATCACACCAGTTCAGGCGACACACGTAGGTAATAAATATGATCTTATTGATGGAAAATCTATCAATTTGTCATTCAGTACATATGCTGTCTTCCTTGTAACTCATATCAAAGATGTAGCAAACAAGATTGTAGGCGGGTTTTTTGTAAAGAAAGCTACCTAAATTTAATTCTTTTTTAACTTTTAACAATTATTTAATATGTGAGTTTTACAAACCTCTGATTTCGCTGATATAACCAATCACTTGATCATGATAGACGAAGTGTTTAACGATGCTCAGCAACAGGCAGTCGATAAGCAAGTAGGTTTACAAATCTTCGATACAAAACAAAACAACCACAGGAACGATACAGTCAAACTTAATCATGGATTAGGTGGAGTAACGTATATTCCTGAGAACGCTGATTATCCTGAAGCAACAGGAGCAGAAGGCGACAAGATTTCGTTTACAAAGTATAAATATGGAGTCAATGTTATCATAACATTGGAGAACAGAATATACGATGAATATGACGAAATTGAGACTAATGTAAGGACAGTAGTAGATGAAGGATATAACAAGATCGATCAGTCATTGGCTGACATTTTGACTAACGGATTCTCTGCAACATCTTATACAGACGTATTCGGACAGACTGCATCAGCAGTATGACCAGATGGATTATGTTTGTTCCATGCAGCACACACAAACACAACTACATCAAATACTTACTCTAATATCATTACTGATTCTGGAGTAACTAATCCAGCATTCGCAAGAAGCGGAGTAGTTGAGACAAGAGTAAGAGGATTGAGATACAAAGATCCTCAGAATGTCATTAGACCTATCTACTACGACACAATCTTAGTAGCACCTGAATTAGAAGACTTCGCTGATAGGACTATCAACTCAGTCCAGATAGCAGGAAGTGCTAATAACGACACTAATAGATACCTCAATGGAAAGATGAAGATCCAATCTTGGTCTAAGCTTTCTGTCAGAAGTGATGGAACAGACACAAGTGCTTATCGGTTCATGTATGATTCAAGTATGGTTAAGAAAACCCTCAAGGCTTTCTTCGCTAGATACCCTGAATTGTTACCTCCAGCAGAGTATGATCCTAATAAGAACTGGAATTACTTATTTCAATTCATCTATTCAAGAGGCTTCTCACGAGCTCCTTACATTCAAGGAAGTAATTCAACGCTATCTTAATAAGATAAAAAAGGGTTGCTTAGCGGCGTAAAGATAGGAGGGTGTTAGATACCCTCCCGTCTCCCTTAATACCTTTTACAATCTAACTGTATAAAGATGGAACAAATAAAATGATATGAGTGATTATATTTAATTGATTCAGATAGTAATGTTTATAGTGAATGAAGATTTAGAGATACAAGTCCTAAATTAACATGAACTACTAAGCGTTGGGTTGGTTGAAAGAAATTAAAACCAGTCCTACAAAAAGATTGATATTTAACTGTAACGCTATATAAAAATAAAAAGTCAAAAGTATATAGAGTACATCGTTTAATGGGATATGTATATTTATGATTAGATATAAATGATAGTTATATGTTTGTATGTCATAAAGATGACAATCCACTAAATAATAATATCAATAATCTATTCTTATGAACCAATAGTGATAATATGAAAGATCACCGATATAAACACCCAGAAAGGCATTTTAGAAAGAGCTTTATTTATTAAACCAATAATACAATGACAGTAGTCAACGCAGGAACTGGTACGGGGTTAAATTGACCAAAGCAATGACATATAACAGTTATTCTTAGGGATTCACCTACAAAGGATGTATTGTTTTTCAAAACAGACACAACGATGCCCAATGCGGTAGGTGGCTATGCGGTATGATGTATAGGAATCTATACAGGAGGTGGCTCAAAAGTCACATTATACTGCAATGAAGCAACAACTAATACATCATGTAGCTTTGTAGCACAACGTACATAATCAGTTCAATTACTTCGGGTGGGGAGACTCACTCGAAGGCTTGAGCTTATTGTAAGCTTAACTTTTTAACTCTTAACTCTTTATGAGAATGGGTAATATGGCAGGATGAACACCAGATCGGTGAAAGCTTTATAATCAAGGCAGATGTAAGTATATGTGAGTCGCCTGGTCTAATGACGAACAAAAGGAGATTCAAGCATCTAAAACACCTCAGGAAGTCATTAATAGACTCAGGGAAGGGTATATAGATGCTAATAAGGCAGCAATTATAGATCCAACGGCTGCAATAAGACAGAATAAAGTTGAATGGAATGCTGCAGCAGAAGAATACGAGATAGTCTATGGTAAAAAACCACATCATTTCGCTACGATAGCTACAATAAGGAAGAAGATAGCAGAAAAAGAGACCAATAAGCCACTAGAAGAGCCAAAAGCTAAGAAAGCGGCAGAAAAATAGTTTATTTCATTATTATATAGAATGGCAGAAACACTACTTAATGTATATACGGAGGTCTACACTATGTTAGGGGAGAATGCTTCTGCAACAAGTTCTACGTTTAATCTAACTACGTCAGTAATCCCCCTTATAAACAAGATTCAAGGGATGATATGTAATGGTAGAGTAAGTGATGAGCTGACAGATAAAGATATAACGTGTTCATATCTACCCTTTTTGTATAAACAGTTTTTCATCCAGAATGTAGTACCACAAAAGCTAACAAGTCCATCGACTGTATGAGGAACAACGCTGTATTTTAACTGTACATGATTTGCTACTAGCTGATACCTGTTTATAGCGGGGAATCTGATAAGATATACAGGTAAACACGTAAGTAATACATATGTTACAGGAGTAACGGGGATAGAATTAGTATATGATACAAACGCAGTAGTCCAGCAAGCATGGGCATTGCCAACAAATGCTACATTCCCTATGGATTTGTGGTATCTGAATAATAGTTATAAGGTAGAATATATAGATTTCAGGAATGATATAGATTTGCCTATGTATTTTTCAGTAATCCAGGATAATGGAGGTACAGGATCAAAATACATAGTTATAATGTGATATAGAGACACAAAAGACCAATTCAGACTGGATTATTGGAACGCACCAACAGCGATGACTGTAGATGCCTCAGTTTGTGCGTTACCTGATAATCGGGGAACATTAGTAATATCACCTATAGTAGCAGGTAAGCTATTGCTCAGGGATGGGTTCGATATGATTAAGTGACAATGAGTATTATCGGAATGATATAATAACTTAAAGAATATGTATGCTAAATATACAGAGCAGAAGAAGAAGTTTAAACAAAAGGTCAAGACAAGAGCATTTGATAACTATTACTCAGGAGTGTCTCCAAACCAAAACATTTATTATAGGGCTTCATAATGGCAAGATTTGATCGCTATACGATAAGGAAGATATTAAAAAGATACGATACTGTTCAGTTGAAGAGTCCTTTTTCCAGATGATTGATAGCAGATAAGGGGGTGCATCTGATCCCAGAGCAATATTCACCTAATCTAAAGAATGTAAGAATAGTGAATAGCACAACGACTGTAAGAAATTGATATAGGACATTATCGGCAGATCCATTGTGATTGCTTAGTAAGGTTGTTAGATGTTTGGTCTCTACTACTAATCTTTATGTTGTATTGGATAAGAAGTTATATCAGGTAAACACAACAACAGGAGTCCTGACACAGAAAGCAGGTACAAGTACATTCAGTAATGATGTCAAGACAAGAGCGGTAGTATATGGAAAATATATCATATTTAATGATTGATTAGATTATCCCTATGTTTATGATGAAAAAGCTGATACGCTTACTCAGTTGAATACTAGCATAACAGGGACGTTGAAAGTGAATGCTGGTTCTACTGGCTATCAGGTAGGTGATATAGTGAGTATAACGCAGGCTAGTGCAAGAAACGGACAAGCGATAGTTACAGAGATAGATGCAGCAGGGACGGGTATAGTACAAAAAGTTCAGGTTTATATTCCATGAATAGGGTATTCAGTAGCTACAGGATTAGCGACAACAATAGTCAATCGTTCCTGACCTAGTGGATTGACATTAGATATTATTGGTATGGCAACGCCTATTACGACAAAACAGATAGCAACAGCAGGTATTAATGCTGGGAATGCAGGGACGGGGTATACGGCAGGGGATATAGTAAATGTAACACAGACTGGTTGAAATAATGGTCAGATAAAGATATTGACTGTCACAGCTACAGTCCCACAGACAATAAGTGTAGTAAATCCAGGTGCATGATATACAGTGGCGACAGGATTGGTTACTACAGGCTGAACATGAACAGGATTAAAGATAGATATATCTACATTAGTGAACCCTATGACAAGATTTGGGGAGGTATTCTCTTATGCTACTTTTGAAGTAGGCTGATGAGATAATAAGAATGCTATGTGGATCTCTCCAGGAATAACACATATCAGACCAGAATATGCTGTAGATTTCAATTCCAATGGATCTGATATAGTACGAATGAAATGACCTATTGCAGCGGTCAAGAGTACATTGGATAGATTGTTTATCTGGACAGATAGGAGTATAGAGTATATAGATAAGACAGCATTGGGAGCAGCATCGAGATATACAATCCCTATTGCATGAACGAACACACCAGCAAGCCCAGATTTAGTAGTAAGTGCTGATGATAAGATATTCTTCTGGACAGATGATAATAGAATGAAATCATTGAATTATATAGCATGAATAACAGAGGCACAGGTGGGTGATCTGACAAATAGAGAGAACCAATGAATAGATGACCTTCTGGCTACTTTAGACAGCGATCAGAGCTGAGGTTTCGGCTATTATGACAAGGAGAAGAAATTAGTTTATTTCTATCTTAAGACTAAGGGTGAACAGTTTAACAATATCTGTATTGTTTATGATCCTGTTTATGACTCTTTCCTTTATGATACAAATAAATTCTTTTGAACTTCTACAAAATTGAATGGTAACTACTATTGCTGATCAGATATGAACGCATTTATCTTCCAGGATGCAGTAGGATTAGATGATGATTGACAGTCTATATCTCGGGAAAGAGATACACCATTACTAAGTCTAGGGAATCCAAACTTAAGGAAGGTATTTAGAGAGATAAATATCTTTTGAGAAATAGACGAACTAACTACTATAACTATGAGTGTATTAGTAGATGGGGTAACAGTATATACATGAACGATAACAAAGAGTGGGGAATGAGTGGCTGGGATAGGTAATAATCCTATATGAGATAATATGGTCTGAGCTAACTTCCCATGATGAACGACAAGTATAGCACCATTCGAGAAGAGATTGACATACACAAATCTCTACTCTAAAGGGAAGACAATACAGATTAAATTCAGTGGTGATAATCTATGAGGGAATCGGTGTCTTAGCTGAATGTCATTGAAGTATCAAGCACTTGGTGACTCATTAACAAGTGACAAGCGATAATTTTTAATATATAACTAACAACAAATGAAGTCATTATTCTCCTTTAGATTGACGAATAGGTTATTAAGCACAGGTAGTTCAGTAACCATATCAAATGTAAGATTTCGGAATACAGCAGCTACATTCACTAACGAGAGTCTTGTCTTGACTACTGATGATGGTACTACATTTGAGATGTGTACATGATCGGCATCAGCAGGAACGCTGACTCTACTAACAAGATGATTGGATAACTCAGATACAAAGAATCCAGTACCAGCCAACCAGAAAGATCGGTGAGCAGGGACATTAGTTTATGTAGCAGCATTAGCATCAGATATATTTGATAAAGATGCAGCAGGTATACAGACACAAAGTGGATGAGTGATATTTTCAGGGAATAATAGCTTTACTAGGACTAATACCTTTGCAAGTACAACAGTAGCGACATTACTCTTGCAGAACGTGACAACAGCACAGATGAACGCTCTTACAGGGGTGACTAATGGTGCTATGGTATATAACACAGATGCTGGTAATACATATCAATATATAGGTGGTGCTTGGGCAGCGGTAGCATCGTGAGCTACGGCAAACGCTACAGAGACAGTAGCAGGTAAGGTGGAAGAGGCGACACAAGCAGAATTTGATGCAGGAACAAAGACAGGTAGTCAGGCAGACTTATTCCCAACACCTGATAAGATCCAGAAGATGATAAATACAAGCACGGCAAAGACTACGCTAGTGGATGCCGACTTGATAGGGATAGCTGATAGTGCAGCAAGTGGGGTAAATAAGAAAATGACATACGCCAATCTAAAGACGCAGCTCAATACTGATAATAACTTATTGAATCTTTTATATTTCGGTGATGGTAGCGATTGAGACGTAACAATATCAGGTACAGTAACTCTTAATAGAGATATGTATTACAATAATCTCACAATCCCTACAAGTCAGATATTGAATCCTGCAGGATATAAGATTTATGTTAGAGGGACTTTGTCAGGAGCAGGTAAGATACAAAGGAACGGTAATAATGCTACTGGACAAACAGCAGCTACGGTATTATGAGCCTGATCGTTAAATGCAGAATCAGCACCAAGTAATGGTTGAGCAGCAGGTAGTTCGTCAGTATGAGGAAATGCTCCTGGAGTAACAGCGTGTAATCCTTGCTATACTGATACTGATTGAGCAGCATGAGGTATAGGTTGAGGAGGTAGTAATAGTACGGGATGATCATGAGCAACAGGAATATCAACATTGGGAGCTTTAGCACAAACAGCAAATAATATATATTTGATAGTAAAAGCGTTCTTTAATCCAGCGTCTGGTATATCTACATCAATACTTCCATGAACATTATATAAAGGTATGCCTGGTAGTGGAGGTTGAGGATGATGAGCAGGAGTAGGTGGGACATGATGAGTAGGAGGATGAGGTTGAGGTAATGGATGATTTATCTGGTTAGCTGCTTACATCCTAAACCGAACATGAACATTTGAGTCTATTTGAGGTAATGGATGAGCATGAGGAAACGCTACAGGATCGAGTTGACCATGAGGAGGATGAGCAGCAGGTAGTGGAAACATTGTCTACTATATATACCACACTCTTACAGTAGCGGGTAGTACATCATTTACATGAGGAACAGTAGGAGCAGCAGGTACTGGATGATCTAGTGCTAGTTGAGCACCAGCAGCATGAGCAGCAGGTAAGTCATGAGAATTAATAGCAATAGCAGTATAACTTTAATCTTTCTAACATAACCAATGGCGTGAACAATAAGTCAGGCATCATACAACGCAATAGTGAGCCAAGCAGCAAAACAATGAATAAATGCTTGAACTGTTGCTAGTAAAGCCAGTAGTCTATGAATAACAACAACACAGCCAGTCGCATGAAATGTTATGTCTGGCAATCTTACTACAGCCAATAAGATACCTTCAACAGGGACGACTAATCCTTTTACCTGAGCACCATTGACTACGACAACAACAGGGAATACAGGGCAGAATACAACAGTTTCTCCTAATAATTCTCCTGTAGTTCCAGTAGTCGGCTGACCATTGACTAAGATTTGACCTACATCACAGATAACACCAACAACACCTAAAGTAGATACAACAACACAAGCTACGCTTCCATGAGATGTCTTTGGTGCAGCAGCGATAGCTAAAGAGAAGCTACAACCATGATATATGGATTTAAGGAATACCAAGATAGCAACAACACTCCAAAAGGCATGAGTAACAGATGAGACAGGAGTAAAACAATTTCTTGAGACACAACCATGATTTACACAAGCCGATCCTACCCAACAGGCAAACACAATAGCTAATGTAGTAAAGGCTATGGGAATCACACCAGCAGCAACACCTACACCAGCAGCAATACTACCAACATGATTTGTAGCTGCATTATCGTCTATGGCACAAGCAAGTGGCTTCGCTTCAGTAGCAGATATGAAAGCCCAATTAGGGTCAGATTTTAGTGATTTAGCTCAATACTATCCAACAGATAACGATCCAGAGAAAGTAAACTTGTTCAATAGTATGCTTCAAGGCATGATAAACGCCAAGAGGACAGAAGTGGGAGCATCTGCTAATAGTGATGCTAATATGCAAGCGATAGAGACTAATTATTGAGTCTGAGGTGATGTAGTAGCCGCAGATCGGAAACAGATACAGAACTGATTAGACACAGGACTAAATATAACCCAGATAGCAGGTAAATTAGGGAAGCCAGTAAGTTATGTAACAGACTTGCTTCAAGGCAAACCACAAGCATTGCCTGATCTATCAGCAGAACAGCAGACAAAAGCTACCCAATATCTCTCAGCAGCACAAGATGAGAGACAGACAGTCTTAGACCAGCAGAAAAGAGATGCAGGGATACAGTTACAGAACCTAACACAAGACTATCAGGAAAATATGACTGCACAGACAGCAGCTAACCAACAGACAGACGCAGGGATGTCGCATATAGCAGCAGCGACAGGATCAGGGATGACAGATTCAGGGATAGCGGCTATTGATTATGCACATCAGCAGGGACTTAAAGCACTTCAGGATATACAGAAGACTATGGATAGATGAAGTGTCCAGATAGCCAACCAGTTGAATGATGCAGTAGACGCCTTCAACTACAATACAAAGCTCTATAATATGTATTATTCTGACGCTATAGATTCAGCTAAGAGTGGATTCTTTCAAGAGATGCAGAAAGTCCAGACCCAATATGGAAACGATATAAATGCTTACTATACGTCAGTACAAGGACTAGCTAAGACATTTCTGGATAACACAACCCAGATAAACAAGGATAGAGCAGACTTGCAGATGAAAGCTAACGACCAATTGATGCAAATCCAGAGAGACGCCGTAGATGCTAATTACAAGCAAGAATCATTGAATTTACAGAGCCAGGCACAACAACTAAATGTAGCTCAAGAGCAATATGCAGAGACTGGGCAATCAGCATTATCAGGGGAATGATCTACCACATCATTAGATATTCCAAGAACAGGTACAAACGTAGGGGTGGATACTAATAACTTCGGGAACATAACATCCTCAGCTCCATGAAGTATAGGAATGTATCAATCACCCAATGGAAGGAGTTATGCTGTATTTGCTAATGCACAAGATGGGTATAACGCCTTAGTATCTGATATAAACGCAAAATGTAGTGGAAATTCTACAAAATGCTCTCCATCAACTACAGCAGCAGATTTTTTATGAGTGTGGGTAAATGGTAAAGCATGAAGCGTGACATCGGATAGCTCTTACTATAAGAAGTTCGAGGCTCAGGTAGGGGCAAATAATATGAATAAGCCAATAAGTAGTATCGATCCTAACGCATTAGCTAAATGAATTATGGCAGGCGAATGAACATTGGATGCCTATAATAAAGGCGGAAAAGATTTGAGTTCTTATGTAGGTCAATGACAAACGCAACAAAAAGCATTATCTCCATTGCCTGCATATAAAGACGAACAAGTAAAAGCAGTTGACTCCGCTCTAAAGGCAGATAAGGATGTAGTAAACTTTGTATGATATGTTCAACCAGCTTATGAGCAATTAAAGAATTATACTGTTGCTGATTTGACTGATTCAAAACAAGGGGCTATAAATGCTAACGATTTTCTATTCAATCTGGCTCAATTTTATATACCAGGAGCTAAGAGATGAATAACTGGAGTAGCTGATTTTATGAAGTCTTGATTAGGACAAGAAGTTCAACACTACGGAATAAATCTCACAAGATTGGTTAATGGTACTTCTACATTAACAGATAATGAAGCAAAATGATTAATAGCTATTGCAGATAAAACGTACAATACTGCAAAACAGACAGTAGCAAATAAATACACACAAGATGCTGCATGGTTGAGTTCTAGTTATGGAATAGATAACGCAGATAGGAGATTGAATGATCCTACAAAAGATTATGCAGGGATAGGTAATACAACAGATACAACACAATCAGGTAATCTCACAGCAGGATTCCAATCTAAGTATTCTTCATCTAATAACACAGCACAATAATGGTTGATTTATGATTTATGAATAGTCCATTAAATACAGCGTGAGCATCATTTCCATGATGACCACTTTCTCAGATATGAGTAAATACACAAGGACAGAAGATACAACAGAAAGCACAAGCAGTTTCAACAATACCCAGTGCTTCGTTGACATCTCCTATATCTCCAGCACCGATAAAGACACCAGGAGGGATGTCTTGAGCTAGTCTTTTTGCTAAACCTATGCCTACTATCCAGATGCCTAGTCCAGTACAATCTTGAATAGGGTGATTGAATGCTCCAACAATAGGTAGTTCGTTTGCTACACCAGCAGGAGCGACACAAACACAGGCTAATCAGATGCCTACATCAGTACAACAGAATATAGGTAGTGATATATCGAGCAATAAGACTCCTGATATATCGAATAATTTATCGACACCCACCCCTATTACTACAACAACTCCAAATATCACAGATAAAATATCTCAAGATGACTATAATTTATTGTCTCCAGCATGACAGGCATTTGTCAATCTAGCAGAGAAGAGATCATATCTAGCTAATCAAATAAGACAAAGTGACACTACTATACCAAGTACAGTAACAGATGACCAGTTAGTAAATGATTATATACAACAAAAGTGAAGTGACTTCTTTCAAGCCGATCTTAATACATTAAACACTTGAAAGATAACAAAGTCCGATCAGATGGTATTTAATAAGAGCGTTGCAGATAAAAATGACTTCCAGACATTTATAACACCTATGGTTAGATTCCTAAAAGGTGTTGCAGATGTATGAGCTTGAATAGGTGACTTTATAGGTAGAGTTACGAATACAACATCAGAGAAAGATATACAATCAGGTCATGCTTTCGATGAGGCTATGGCTCAGAATCTATTAGGAAAGAAAGCAGGAGCGGAGAAGTATATAGAAGGTGCAGGACAATTAGCTTGAGTAACTGCCCTTACAGCACCAGTATGAATGGCAGCAGCGGCAGGAGTTTGATGAATATTAGGAACGGCTACAACTATTGGCTGATGAATAGCTAGATGAGCATTAGCATGAGGAATAACCTGATTATGAGGTACTGAATTGTGATCTATTGGGATAAGATGAAGAAATGCTACCCCAGCACAATTAGCTGTGTGAACAGCAATTGGTTGAGTGATTGGGTGAACGGTAGGATGAATACAAACAGCAAGAGCATTAGCTCCACAGAATGTCCAAAACAAAATAACAGAAGCTATTACTCCTAAAATGGGTGCTTCAGAGGCTAAGAGTGCAATAATACAGTGAAGAGCTACAAGTGCTCAAGGTTGAGTTTTTTGATGAGATGCCGATGTAATTCCATCGGATAATGTACAAAGAGCAACAGATGTTATAAATACTCAGATAGAAAGTCCATCTACCGATCCAGCTAAATTGTATGGTCAAATGGATGACTTTATATGACAAAAGGCTACAGAATTACGTTGACCACTTTCTAATATGAGTCTTGGAGATGATATGACGGCAGCGAAGCAAGATATAGTAGATACAGTACAGAAACAAATTATAGATAACCCCGCTATGAGCAATTTAATTCCATCCAGTCAGATTAAGGCTACACAATGAGCACTAGAGGCGTTACAGAAATCACAGACAGCAGAAGATTTATGGAATGCAAGAATATCATTAGATTTAGCTACTCCACAAAATGTAAAAAATGCAACAGAAACGTCTACAGATATATTGCAGATGAGGCAAAGTGTCTGGTTGGATGTAAGATCACAAATGAACCAAATGTTGGACAATGTGGTATCTCAGAATTGAAGTATAGACATTAAAAATACATTTGCAGATATGAGTTCACTATATAACGCCCAACAAAATATTTTAACTAAGGCTACTCAGATACTTAAGCCAGTACCATGATGGATAAATCTTAAACAGTTAAGAAATTGGGCATTATGATTATGAATTTGAGCTGCATGATTGGGTGGATTAAAGAACATATTTAATTGATTATAAAATCCTATGAAAATAACAGCACCTAAGCCAAAAATAACAGATTCCAGGAGATGACTCAGGGCTAAGATCCCCAAGAGTAAATCAATCAGAACTAATCCATTGAATAATAGGCTTATATATCTGCCCTATCTAAGCGATATATCCAACCAGCAGATAGCTGACGATGGATCAGGAGATAATTCAGATGACGAAGAATATGATGATTAACTTTATATCTTAATCTATATAGATGCCACTAACGAATAATGTTTGAGCTAATATCCGTGAGCTAAAAAAGGACAACAAAAGGAAAGGCAAAGCAAGATGAGCTAACGGTAAGGTAAGAAGCCAGAAACAAATTATTGCAATCGCCATTAATGCTGCTAAAACTAAGATAAAAGGAAACCCGTTGAATAAGTAATATCTTTTAATCATTAAATAATAAACATGGAAATTCCAGAAAACTGTACTGATAAACAGATTCTCAGAATGATTATGATCTCTGAGCTTAACACAATCAATGAATATGAGCAATTACTCGAAAAGACCTCAGACGAATCTATCAAGATCATAATAGATAAGATAATAGACGATGAGAAAGATCATCTGGAGCTTGCAGAAGATAAACTTGATGAAATCGACCCAGAAGAGGAGAATGAGACACCAGAAGATGAAGCAAAAGAACAAACAGAAACACAAACAAAAAATCCACTCAACATGATGTAATTTTTATTTTTTAATACTTTATAAAATGAGTTGACAAAACAATACGTTTAGACCTATGTGAGACACAGCAGGGTCATACGAATACAAACAGTTTACACTAGGAGCAGGAGCATCAGATTATGATGTTAAGGCTACCCAGTCAGCTTTATTTGGATGATCTACATCTCCAATGAAGCCAGTGACAACTAATCCAGCAACACAACAGCAGATAGTAAGGAGAGTGGCTAGGATTATCGCTAGTGCTAAGATCGGTATCAAATTTAACGCTACAAGCAATCCTGAGATTATCATGGAATCATCAGAGAGTCCTTTTGTAGAATGTAATATCGACATTTCAAACATCTATCTCAAAGATGAGAATGGAGCAGGAGCAACAGTAGGTATTTTACTTTATAAATAATTTTCTAAATGGCTGATGACATAAAACAGTTGAAAGAGGAGATTATAAAGGCTCGTGATGAGCGTGATTTCCTGATAAAGCAAGAAGCTGATAAAAAAGCGTCTATTGCTGTGCTGGAGAAGAGAGAACAGGAATTGCTTGCTTCTGTTGATGCTCTACCAGCTAAACTTGAGAAAGATATGGAGCTGAATAAGCAAGACATAGAAACCCGTAGAAAAGAGGGATTAGCTGATCTGGATATAAAACAGAAAGCGATAGAGGCGACAAAACAGAGAAATGATGATCTCTTGAGTCAGAATACTAAAATATTGGAAGAAATTAAGAAAGAAAATGATGATAAGAGGGATTTATTGGTTAAAACCCAGTCCTCATTGTTAGATAGATGACAATTAGAGGCGTTGAAAGTAGAAGTGGATAGACAGACCATAGAGAACAAAGATCGAGATGTTTTAATGACTAAAAGAGAGAGTGATTGTGATATTAGAGAATCAGCTATCTCAGTAAGAGAAGAGAAGTGTTTAGCGAGGGAGAAAGAGCTATCTGCTAAAGAGGTAACAGTTAAAACTGTCTTAGATGAGACACAATCTAAATCTGATGAAGTAGACTCTATAAATAAGCAGACAAAAGAGACAAATAAGGAGGCTAAGAAGATAAAGGAGCAATTGGACTTATTATATATCACTAATAGGGATGAACAACAGCAATTAACCATGAGAAGTGAAGAGATAGACAAAAGGGAGAAAACCATAATAGATAAAGAAAAATCTATTGAGATGGATAAGAAAAATCTCGCTGGTGAATGGCAAAGATTCAAAGAAGAGTCTTCTAATCTGGTAATGATAATGAAAGCAAAGCAGATAGAATGATGGGAAAAACTTTTATATACTAAGGAGTAAGAATGGCAGAAAGCGATAGGATTGCAATTACGGACGGTAATGGTAACAACAAACTAGCTAGTGTTGTTGTCAGCACCGATGATCCTACAAAAAATGCTTTAGTTGTTTTGAACGCCGATTGAACAAACGCATAAGGTTTATCATATAATATAAAAAAATGTCCGAATCAGTAAGAACAAGTATTGTTGACAAAGATTGAAATAATAGGCTTTTAAGTGTAGTCCAATCTACTGTAGATCCGACAAAATACGGAATTGTGGTCTGCAATCCTGATGGTAGTAAATTGGGACAGTGATGATGAACTGGGAATGTCGTTGGTCCAGCAACAAACACAGCTGATTACATACCTCAATGGAACTGAGCGAACTCTAAAACACTGAAAGACTGACTAGCTGTTCCTGTATGATGATTGGCTTGATTAACAGCATTAGGGGGAAAAGAGGATGCCTCTAATAAAGCAACCACATTCTGAACTATAAATGATACCTTATATCCCACAGTTAAAGCGGTAAATGATGCAATAACCTCAGCTGTTGTAGGGTTACTAGACTATAGAGGCTCGTTTGACGCCTCTACTAATCTATTCCCTGCTACTTGAGGTTCAGGAACATTATGAGCGATACTTAAATGAGATTTCTGGATATGCTCAGTAGCCTGAACACTCTGAGGTACAGCGGTAACGCCTTGAGATCTAATTATAGCGTTACAAGATACACCTGCACAAACAGCAGCTAATTGGGATTTGATAGAATATGATAGATGAACTAGTGTATATAATCCAGTATTAGCAGCTATATTTATGTAATTTTAATCTTTAAATAAATTCCAATGACTACAACTTCAGCAAAGAAAGGTAAACTATCAGGAAGTACTGATGGTATGCCAATTAAAGTAACAGGTACTGTATCAAGTGCTTCAGTAACAGCACATACAGCTATCGCCTCGACCGTTTCGTGAAATTATGATGAAGTCTGGCTTTGGGCTTACAACAGTCAAGCTGCGAGTGTGGCTAATCAGGCTAATGTAAATCTAACGGTACAGTTTGGTGATACTACTACACCAGATCATGATTGTGTGATAGATATCCCACCCCAGAAATGACGGATACCAGTAATAAGAGGTATTCCATTACAAAACGGGAAGATAGTAGCAGCTTATGCAAGTGTAGCTAATGTAGTAAATTTAGTTTGATATGTAAACGCTATAACCGATGCTTAGTGACAAACTCAGAAGCGATTGACGTGAACCAAACCCTAATCTTGTGCTTTCCCCTGTTTATTGATATGTTTCTGGATGACATACATGATGACTTGCAACAACCGCATATCGTATGTCTTTTTCAAGTTGAGTTACTGTTACGAATAGTGTGAGTAAATTAAGTGTCAATCGCTATTGGGTAACTTGATGTAGTGATAAAATTTGTTATGGATATTTCAATTGAGGATATAGTACAGCTTGTACAGTTACTGTTGATAGAATTTTATTCAGTTCATGAGTAACATCAGCAAATTCCGTATCGAATCTTAGTGTTGCAAGATACCCATGATGTTCTTTGAGTGATTGAAATCTCCATTGATATATGATGAGTTGAGTGTTGCAGAGTTCGATCGGTACACTTTCGACTGATAGAATTTCTTTTTCCACAGGAATAACTGCTCTAAACACAGTGTCAAACGTAAGTGTAAAAGGACGATGATTTGTGTCGATTTCAGATCTGATGAATTGATATTGATATTCGTGCGGATGAAATAGAACAAATTTAACTGATAGAATTTTATATTCAACAGGGGTAAACGCATCAAACACAGTATCGAAGCCAAGTACGGATAGACAGAATCTGTGATGAGCTTTTTGTGATTGAGTTTGTTATTGATATATGCTATGATGAAATACAGGGACCACATATTATGTAAATGGGGATCGTATGTTATTATCATCATGAGTAAATTCTTCGAACACTGTTTCCAATTTGACAACAAAAAGGAGATCGGGTGCTTGTTTTGCTAATGCTTCATATTGATATATATCTTGATGAGATACATGAGGACTTACAGCAAGTTGTGAAAGAGTTTTATTCTCGACATGAGTATGCTCTGCGAATACTGTTTGAAATCTTACTACTGCAACAGCTTATTTGGCAGGATTAGCAGATTATTCAGTATAGTTTGACTTTACAATAAGGATATATAAATATATAATATTTATCCGTAAAACATCCAATGACAGAAATTTCAAAAAAAGTTTTAGACCAGATGTATAATGACTTCGATGCTATACAGATGCCGAGAACGCCATACGCTTTGAAAGAAATGGTAATATGATCTCATTATACACCAGAACAATGCCGAGCACAAATGGTATTGGAGATGAATGTAGCATATTCAAATTTGCGTACAGCAAAATGTAATGCGAGATTGAAAGAGATCGAGATCAGCAAAATGAAAAGTAAAACCGAGAAACAAAAACTCGAAAAAGAACTCAAAGAGATAGAGCTTGAATCATTGAATCTCGCTCGCACATGAGCATTAAGAGAATTCACATTTCTATTCGGCTTGCGAAGTAAATGAAAAAAACATTATACAAGAGATCAATTGAATAATGCAAGTCCAGAAGAATATCGCATAAGATTGGAAACACAAGCACAGCATGACATACTAAGCTCTTGAAAAATAAGTGTAGGTAATCTTGAATGATTACGTCAGATCAAACAGATAGATAAGTATGCAAATATGTTGAATATGAAACAACCTGCTTTGGTAGAATCTGGCATGGATCCTATCGAAGAAAGATACCTCGAAGAATGACAATTGAAAGCAACTATCATTATCCCATCTGAGAAACCATTAGTAGATTGAACTCCCTTAACACAAGATATTATGTTGCCGACTAATGTAGAATTTAAGATACGCAATATCCATTCAGCACCAGTAGCAGAAAACTATTGTGCAGGCATAGAGATGGCAATCAAGGAGGGTTGTACCCACGTACTGACTTGTGAGGATGACCAGGTGCTTGAAGAGGATAGTATTATAAGGTTATTTGATTTCGCTCTAAAGAATCCTGATTGTTGTGTATGAGCATATTATCTAAAGAAAGAGCCAGTAAAGAAATGAGTACATATCCACGTTGTTTGAGCTCATAGACAGTTCCTAGAAGATGATAATCAGATACACGAAGTAAAGACGTTAGCTATGGGATTAACATTATACCCAGTAGAGATACTGAAAAAGGTTTGATACCCATATTGCAAGACTACTACACATTTATCACAGGATAGTTACCTATCACAAAAGATAAGAGATTTATGATATAAACTTCTTGTGGATTGCTCAATAAAAATATGACATAAGGATAGAGTGACAGGTAAGATATTCTGAGAGGTTAAGAAACCATTACCTAAAGCTATGCAAGTACCAGAAGAGTTGGCAGGGATGTTGGAGTATGTTAAAGGCAAGAAAATGATATTAGAAATCGGTACGGCACTAGGTGGCACAATTCACCAGATGATGAAAGTAGCTGACCCTAAAGCTCATTTTGTATCAATAGATATGCCTGATTGACCATATTGAGGAGAGTTTGGACAACCCGATATAAAAGAGATGAGAAAGTGGTTGCAGGAAGGTCAGAAGTTGAGTGTGATAAGGTTTGATAGTAAGCATGAGTCCACGATAAAAGAGGTGAAGAAGATATTAGGTAAGAAAAAATTTGACTTCGCTCTTATAGACTGAGACCATACTTACGAAGGTGTAAAATGAGATTATGAGTTATATAAATGATTTATAAATTGACCAATAGCTTTTCACGACATCGCTCACCATAATCAACTTGATGTATGAGTAGAGAGATTTTGGAACGAACTCAAAGGTAAGAAGACAGAGATAATCAAAGACAGAAGCCAGTGACGAGCCTGAATATGAATTTTAGATACTTAAACAAAACCAATGCCAGAATCAATAAATAACTTACCAGATCACGATAAATTAACAACCTTAGTAGAAAAGGTAGATAATCTTGCATCTAGTCAGGATAAATTCCATGCAGAGATGAGAGACAGTTTAGATGACTTAAAAAATAATTATCAGGGAAGACTTAATGACCACGAGACAAGGATAGGGAAGCTAGAGGGAGCGAGGATAAAAACCAATACATTGGTAAGTATAGGGATAGGAATACTCTCATTACTTGCGACTCTCCTTATATATCACATAGTGAAATAGTTTTTACTTTTTAATATATTAAAGATGTCTAGTTTTTGAACCCTAGATTGGTATGATCTAGCAAAGTGATTGATTGTATCTGTACTTACTACAGTTCTATGAGGTATCTATGCTGTAGTCCAGACTTGATCCTTCCCCACCATCCCTGAGTGGAGATCGATAGGACTAGCTGGAATTGGTGCATTGCTAGCGTACCTTATTAAAAATCTCTTTAGCTGACCTAAGCCAGCTTAATGCTAGGAGTCCCTGTATTCCGATGGTGGCTTACTGCAATGCTTATAATGCTTTATTTTATAATGGGAGCGTAAAACACAATGGTCTTTAGCCGTTGTGATGTAAGCGACCTTAGTGGTCATTAAAATCTACTTGCATTTGGTCTGGAAATCTATATATTATTTGTGTGATGATAGTATATATGAAGTCCATACCGTGAGGCAGGGATATTATACAACAGTATATTATCATCACAACCTGCTTTACTATATGGACTTTTTGTATATGAAAACATTTCGCTTTAGATTAAAACCAAACAAGATACAAGAAGAAAAACTTGCACAAAATTTCTGATGTGCGAGAATGATTTACAATCGGGGATTATGATTATCAAAAGAGAAATATCCTTGACGAGTGAACTTAGCAAACCAATTGAAAGAAAAGAAAAAAGAATTACCACGATTGAGAGATTGTTATTCACAAGTATTGCAACAATCATTGAAAAATTTAGATACAGCATTCCAAAGGTTCTTCAAAAAGAAATCTAAGTATCCGAACTTCAAGAAGAAAAGTAATACACAATCAATGAGGTATCCACAATTTACAAGCATAACAGATACGCATATCAAACTACCAAAGATATGAGAAATTAAATGTGTGTTCCATAGGGAATGCAAGGGTAAAATCAAATCAATGACTATCACTAAGACGGCTACTTGAAAATACTATGTGTCTATCCTCACAGATTATACTGAACAGAAAACCAATGGTCAGTGAAGCGTAGGGATAGATGTAGGTATCAAAACATTTGCGGTATGTAGTGATGGACAACATTTTGAGAACCCTAAGTACCTAAGGAAAGCAATGAGAAGACTAAAGAAACAACAAAGACGATTGAGCAGGAAACAAAAAGGTAGTGCAAACAAAACTAAACAAAGACTAATTGTAGCAAGACTGCACGAGAAAGTATCAAATCAAAGACAAGACTTTCTCCATAAGACATCTACTATAATATCAAGACAATATGAAACCGTTTGTTTAGAAAAATTGAACATCAAGTGAATGCTTCAAAATCATTGTCTAGCACAATCAATATCAGATGTATGACGAGGTATGTTCAAGACAATGTTGCAATATAAGGCAATAGTCAAAGAGATATGAACATTCCAGCCATCATCAAAAACTTGTAGTAATTGTTGAAACATAAAGAAAGAATTAAAACTATCAGACAGGACTTATCATTGCGAGGCTTGTTGAATGGATATGGATAGAGATTTGAATGCTTCTATCAATATCAAAGCAATGGCTACTGTGGAACTTTAGAACTATATAGCAGTAGTGGTATCGCAGGAAATGCGAGAACCGATAGGAAACTATCTACGCCTCTGGACAGTAAGTCAATAGACACTGGTTGAAGGAGGAAGCACAACCATCTTTAGTGGTTGTGTAGTTCACAGGATGGCTAAATTGCTAAAGTACGTCTTTGTAGAGAGTAAGAGGGATAAGGGTGACTTCTATTGAGCCTTTACTGAATCTGATTATGCGAACCAGAAGGACACGATCAGAGCGACTAAAGAGGTAAGGAAAACAATCACTCTTGAAACAGCTCTAAAGATTCGTACACTCTTAGACGAGAAGAAACATAAAGAGCTTATTTTACTTATAAAGTGAGAATTAGAAGATGTCCTCCACTGAGAGAAAGACAACGAAAACGAACAAGCGACTTAACTACCAAGCCACAGATCAGAAGCGTGGAGAGTTATTAGAAGAGATGTACGAGATTGAGTGTTTTTTGGACTCCACAGACGATTCTAAAGAACTCAGAGAAATGAACTTGCGTTGGGAGAGATTAAATATAGAATTACAGAAATTATAGATCAGGTAGTATTGGTTTCTAACACTGGTACAAGCCTATAGATGGGGAATGTATTTTGGATAGAGCATCCCTGAAACACCATGTGAAAATCATGGTACATCCGACACAGGTATACGATAAGCCAGTTAGATGGTGTATACCTGTGAATATATAAGAAGATTATAAACATAAGCATACGGCAACAAACCTTTTATTATTTTATTATTATGAGGATGTTGATATTACAAAAAGACTACGTTATCGTAGAATTAAACAAAGACGCTGGTACATGGAGTACCGAAGAATGAATGTGACCAAGATGGTGATTAGAATTTACCGTACAATGTAATGGTAAACTTAAGAAACACACAACTGGTTTCAATGTGAAAGACCTAAGACCCACCACTAAGGATGCACCTTGTAGTTCTAATATGTTTGATATTATGAATTACTACCCTATCTATGAGGCTATCCACTTATTGGAAAGTCTATGATACCAACTTACAACAGAGGAGATAATTCCTCAGATTGAAGCAGAACTTAAATGGACTGCTGAATAAAGCGTACCGCCGTATGCTTATATGTATAGTTTTATCCCTTAAATACAAAACTCATGTCAGATTTAGAAGAAGTTATTGCTGAAGAGACTCCAGTAGTAGAGTGAGAAGTTGTTCTTGATCCAGAAACGGAAATCGGGGCAGAATAAGACAGAAGGCTACTTCGGTAGCTTTTTTTATAATTTAACCCATAAAATGACTAAATTTCCTTTATGAGCTTTAACTCACGATGTTGCCTCTATGGATTTGAGGGACTTCAAAGTTGAGGATGTCTTACCTACACCAACACCAGCACAATTAACTAACCTGCCAAGCGTAATGAACTGGCTAGGGAATATCGGTTCTACACTCAATCAGGGAAATATCTGAAGTTGTACAGCATTAGGCACTACTCATGCTATGCAGATTATGAACGTAACTGAATGGGAAGCAGATGATAAACCAGATACTTCTGCTATGGTGAATAAACTGAAGAATGGGGACAATATATTAACATCTAACGATACCTGGAAAGACTTATGGATTAAGATGTGACATGATTTGATAAATGAGTGATGATGAGATTATGTAGAACACGCTATAGATACTCTACACCAGAAATGAGAACTATGAAAGAACATATTTTGAGAGAAATATCTATATAAATGTGATGGATATGCTTATTATACCATAGATACTACTCCTACAGGTATACAGCAGTTAAAATTCCAACTGAGCCAATCACCACTGGTTTTTATAATGAATTGAGGTGATACATTGTGGAACTCAATGGAGGAATGAGAAGTGGTGATGCAAGTTAATACATGATGGAATGGGTGACATTGTATCTGTTTATGCTGACGAGACCAGACTTGATTCCTATTCCTTAATTCATGGACACCCAATAGCTGAAGTTTATGTATGTTCCACATGAGCTACGATATATTCAACCAGATGGTAGCACAGCATTCTATTAACTGGAGATGCTGGCGTTTGTTTGACACTCAGGATAGTATTGTCGACCTCAATAAGCATCTAGCTAAAGTTCAAGCCATGCAATGTTTGAGAGACCTAAAAAAATTATATTCAATAGCTACACCTGCAGTTCAGCACAAGATGGACTCATGGCAAGTAGGGAAGTATTTTGAATGAGTCTATTGATTTACTGATACAGATCTGTAAGATACAGATATATGGTTTCGGTAGCTCCGAGTAAAAGCTAGTGGTGTGGTAAGGACATTACTAGCTTCCCAAAGAATCTTTATACCTTACCTATTAAAAATGAAAAAATGAAGTAAAATGACCGATATACATAGATTACAAGCCAAGCTCACATGGATATTAAATGAGTTGAAATAAGATCAAGAATCAATAATCATGGGATGCAACTTCGCTTTTGCAGGCAGTTGTGTGATTATAGAATAAAAAGCAGAAGGAGTCCATCGTTAGGTGGGCTTTTTCTGTAAATAGCAACGTGAAGTGATGGTTGGATGTCGATTTATGTCGTTTTTATTTGCAATTCCAGAAAAAATCCGTATCATCCAACTGATCCGACTAGCCGCACCTTTTTTTAAGAGCCTATTTATCGGCAGCCCGTCTAAGAGTGCAGCAATGTGTTCGGATCAACGGGTTGTCTATAAATAGGTTTTTATTTACTCTAACAATTTTATAATGTGGATTTCTATTCCAGTCCTGATGATTATCATCCTATGTTGTATCTCTAAGGACTTCTTGAATATCATTATTTGATTGGGTATTCTTTACTGAATTGGATGGTTGTTGTTCCGACTTGTTATAATTATTATATCATTATTCCAATAAAGTGGGCTTTTTATTTTACTCTAGTAGTATGAAAAACAATACAAACTATTTCAGCCACGATTGTAATGCTAGGGAAGACGAAAAGATATTACAATTGAGGTGAAAATATAAATGGGAATGATATGGTATATGGCGATTAGTAGTTGAGAAGCTGTCAGAAGCAACAAATTATAAGTTATTACTAACTAATAAGTGAGTTATAAGTGACTTATATCTAGCTAATAAAGAAGTTATAGAATACTTATTTGAGATTTGATTATTGATAGAAGACGGAATTTCCTTTTGGTCGCCTAGTCTTTTAAAGAGAATGGAGATGAAAAATGGTATAAAAATAGCACAAAGTGAATGAGGTAAAGATGGTATGAAGAAAAGACGATGAAAACACAGATCAAAAGCCAAATCGGATAAGTCACTTATAACAAGTAAAGTAAAGGAAAGTAAAGTAAAGGAAATAAAAGAAGAAGATTATAATAATAATTTTGTAGAATTTTGGGATTTATATAATAGAAAGATCTGAGATAAAAATGACTGTATAAGAAAATGGAATAATCTTAAACAAGAAGAAAGGGATAAGATTATGAAAATCCTCCCCGACTGGATAGCTCAGTTTTCTGACAAACAATACCAGCCCCACCCGACCACCTTTTTGAACCAGAAGCGTTGGAATGATGAAATAAAGTCCCAGAAAAAGATTTTTATTATGTAAACAACTATCATGCGGAAACCAAACGAGGCAACTATTAAGACAAACGAGGACAAGATGAAGCAAGAAATTGATGCTTGTATTTATAGGGCTATGGACAAAATTGATAATTGAAATTTTAGTGAAGTTAAGGCTATGCTAAAAATTCTAAGGAAAATTCGTTTGGAATGAGAAAATATCTTAACCGTTGGAGTGGGATATAAAACTGATAGTAGACAGTATAAAGTCCAAACCACATGAGTATTCCAACTTTCAGATATAAACCACCCTAATCTTTATGAAAAATATAAGACATTCCCTATGGTTGAATGATCCAATGGTGCTTTAATTTATTAAACTTACTAATGGAAATCCTACTCCAGCACAATAAGCGATACCTAGTAGAAGTGAACTGACGCAAGGGTTGGATCTACTGCAAGACCATAAAGAAGATGATAAATTTACTCACTTACTGGAACTATGATGCTGGAATTAAAAGAACTACTTAATAAAGTGATCTGCGGGGACTGCTTATCTGTAATGCGTGGACTACCTGATGGAAGTATAAAGTTGATATACATAGACCCGCCGTTTGGATTCAAATGAGATGAAAAATTTGGTATGCCTAAATGGAAAGACACGAACAACAAATCTGATTGTAAACTAATAGACCAATTCAATATAAAAGATTGAGATAAAAGCTATTTACATTTTATGTATAATAGACTTGTAAGAATGAGAGAGCTTTTGTCGGATGACGGAAGTATTTACTTACATTGTGATTGGCATAAAAATCATCACATAAGATGTTTGATGGACGAAGTATTTGGTGAAGATAATTTTATAAATGAAATAGTATGGTGATACCATACAGGGATGAGAGTGAAGACATATTTTAATCGTAAACACGATACATTACTTGTATATTGAAAGACCAAGCAATTTGTATTTAATGCACAATATGAAGAGAGGATTTATCCATTCAAACCATCTATGCAAAGTGATGGAGGGGCAAGCATTGAAGAAATAATGAATAAAGATTGAGTTCCCACGGGGATATTCAAATCAAATCTTTTGTGTAGAGATGTATGGGATATATCCCAAGTATTTAATATGAGCAATGAATATTCAGCATATCCGACGCAGAAGCCCGAAGCCTTATTGGAAAGGGTAATCAAAGCCAGTAGTAATCCCTGAGATATAGTTATGGATTGTTTTATGGGAAGTGGGACTACTTGTGCAGTAGCTCAAAAACTTGGTAGAAGATGGATAGGTTGTGATATAAATCAGAATGCGGTGGATATTGCCAGTAAAAGATTAAGAAACATACCACATACAAGTATTATCGGAAATACCGAAAATAGGGTAAAAAAAGCGGAGACAAGCACAAATTCAAGTAGATCGGGGATTTCCCAATCTACTACGAAAACCTTTGTCAAACCTACAAACTTTGATATAGAATGATATACAAAAGAAGAAGAGGAAATCATAAAGAATGCGTGAATTAGCGATAAACAACATATTTCTTATGTAAGAAAATTGTGCGAAGGAGTAATAGATGTTTGTTTGAATAATTGATTTTGCTATCCATTATTATTATCTGAATTTTTAGAACGAGGAAAGTTTATAAATAAAAGATGATATAGTATTAGAAGATGTTGATTATGTGATAATAATTGCATAGAGCATAAAGATAATCCTAATCCAGTATGTTTTGAATGCAAATGATACCACGATTATATTTTAGACAAAGTGGATTATGTATGTTGAGTTAAGAAAGACTAAAGCACACGACAGTAAGTTTATTTTAGCCTGCTATGCCAGTATAACCTTTTATATTTTAAACTTATAATGAACTTAGAAGAATTTAAGAATCAGATTATACAAGGGGATTGCTTGATTGAAATGCAGAAGATACCTGATAAGAGTATTGATATGATACTTTGTGATTTACCTTATGGAACTACTGCTTGTTCTTGGGATGTTGTTATTCCTTTTGAGCCATTGTGGGAAGCATATAAAAGAATAATCAAAGACAACGGGGCAATAGTTTTAACAGCAAGTCAACCATTTACAAGTGCCTTAGTTATGAGTAATCTTGATATGTTTAAGTATGAAATGGTATGGTATAAAGATAGACCAACTTGATTATTTACAGCAAAAATACAGCCAATGAAATATCACGAAAATATATTAGTATTTGGAAATTGAAAATTATGTTATAACCCACAAATGCGAAGAGGAAATAAAAATAATAGTGTTTGAAAATGAATAAGCAAATCAGACCATTATGATTTACCAATACTAACAGATAGAAAAGATAGTGATATGAAATATCCAAAGAGTATATTAGAATTCAAAAGAGAACATCCACCAATACATCCAACTCAAAAACCAGTAGCACTATTTGAGTATCTTATCAAAACTTATACAAATGAAGGAGATTTAGTTTTAGATAATTGTATAGGTTCAGGAACAACAGCCGTAGCTTGTAAAGAATTATGAAGAAACTTTATAGGTATAGACCTGAGCCAAGAATATGTAGATATAGCAAACGAAAGACTAAAACATACTACAATATCTTTATTTTAACCTAACCCGATGTGAAGACACCTAAAGGACAGATTCCCTGAGACCATGAACTATGTAATAGTTGAGAGATGAGAGAGCCACTCGTGTTGTTATATCAGGCAAGACCTTTTATATTGAGATTTGAGAGATGCCAAACAAAAAGAACCATCAGAACAAGAAGAATTGTGAGATGGCGAAGACCATAGCTAAAAGGAGGGACAAATATATCTGCCAAAGATGTGGCTCAAACAAGAATATCCACTGAAGCCATATAATCTGTGAGAAGCGTGACCATAGACTGGCGTGTGATCCAGAGAATATAATAGCACTTTGCTATTCCTGCCATTTCTTTTTCCGACATAAGCATCCAATAGAGGCAGCGAAACGACTGGATAGTAAGTTTCCATGACTGGCTGATAGACTATGGGCAAAATTCATAGAGAACCAGTCAAGGGGGAGTATTCCATTGATCCGAGTAGAAGAGCAGACCGAATCCCTAAAGAGTCAACTAGCAATTTCAGTAGGTAGTAATAGGCAAAAAGTATAAAAAACACAAAATATATAAAAAAGGCTTGCAATTTATACAAAAACCCTTATACTTGATACTGACGGATGAGATACAGTCGACCACCACGACATTAAAAAAGGTGTTTGATCTTGTCCCTAATACGATACCTTCAAGCGACAACCAGTACACCTTTACATCTTAAACCACCTTGAATGCACTGTGCAGACGAAAACGATGGTAAACTATCAGACTGTTGCTGAGCAAAGATCAGATTAGACAGATGCTCGGACTGTAAAGAATTTTGCTCTCCAGAAGACACTAGAGATTATGATCTTGAGTTAGAAGAGCGTAAGATTAGAGCATCGGAATACGAAGACGAGAAAGTAAAAGAGTTTTTAGAATCTGAATGAATTTGAGATGTCTAAGAAAGTTAGATTCCATCAGGATTATCCAGAGTGATACAACCCCGATTGGGATGTTAAGAGGAAAATTGAGTTTTTAAGAGGAATGCTGCCACCAGCAGAGCCAAAGAGTAGACTGATCAAGGTAAATGGTGAGTGGGTTTTAGAAGTTAAAACAAACAGATGAAGCGACTCGGAGTAATCCTAATTCTAATACTTTGTTTTGTACGACCTCCTTTGCTGTTTCTATTGGTCTTATGGATAGCAATTTGCCTAATATCTAACTAAGTTTTATACTTAAATTTACATAAAATGTCTAAAACGAGCAAAATTGAAGAGATCGTAAAGATCAAAGAGCGAGAAGGAGACAAAGGCACAGTCTTCTATTTTACTGTAAAGATGGAAAACTGAGACGAGTACCCTATCAAAAAGGGTAAGATGAAGAAAGACTGATACACCGTAGGTCAGGAACTAAACTACAATGTGGAGAAGGACTGAGAGTACGACAAAATCTTCGTAGTAGAGCCTCAGAGAGAGTTTAAGGGATATACTCCAGCTCCCAAAAACTATCCAGCAGACTTTGTATCTATGGGTATGGCATTTTGTAAAGATCTTGTAGTAGCAGGAAAAGTTGAATACAAGGATCTAAATAAGTGTTTTGATAATGTATATGGTTTAATGATTGACAAACTATTGGGATGAAAATAGATTGGATGGATATACCATGATATGTATGATTGTATAAAATATCTAACCTATGAACAGTAGAAAGTTTTGTAAGATGATGAATAATGAAGAACAAAATAGCTTGAGCGTGATATCATATCGTTTGATTACATAAAGATAAAAAGAATCGTAATTATTATATTCATAGACTGGTTGCAGAAGCATTCATACCTAACCCAGATAATAAACCACAAGTGAATCATATAGATTGAGTAAAAACAAATAATAAAGTTGAGAATTTAGAGTGGTGTACTCAGTGAGAAAACAATACTCACGCATATAGATTATGATTAAGGGTGCATTGGAATATATGAATGTTCTGATTAAAGAATCCTAACGCTAAAGGTATAATACAATATAATAAGCACTGATATTTAATAAGAAAATGGGATTATATGAGAGAGATAACTAATGAATTATGATATAAAGAGCCATGAATTTGTAATTGTTGTAAGTGAAGATCAAAAACATCACATGACTTTATCTGGAAATACGCATAAATTGATTTAAGCTTTATACTTAACCCTCTACCGATGGAAGTGCTAATACAACAGATTAACGACCTTGTGAGTGAAATACAAAACGATACTAACCGCACTAAACTCCCTCTTTTATCAGAGAAGCTAATCCAGTTATCTAAGCTCTATGGCGAATCCAAGAGAGAAATGAACGAACTTATAGATCAGATTGATGCTTTTATATCCAAAGACTCATTTCTCATAACTGATAAAGAAATGGATCAGGCGATGGAGAATTGGAATAGACTTTTTGATATTTCCAACTCAGAGCAAGAAGCAAACGAGATAGATCAGTTAAAACACAACAATCTTCGTGCTTCTCATTGACTACTAATGAAAGCAGAGAAAGACGACAAGGGTAAGAACGTATATACCGACACTACGTTAAACTATGCCCTTGATATTAAATTCCAGGACAAGGAAGTCTGATTTATAACGAGTAAGTATAAATTTAAGGTTATTCCTAATAAAATTAAGGTATTAGAGCATAAGATCAATTTTGTGAAGAAGATTAAATGAGCTTAGTTTTAACCAATAAATCAAATCCAATGAAGATATTTTTAGAAGAAATGATAAAGGCTCATGGTCTTAGTCGTGTAGCAGACATAGGTGGTGTAGAAGTATCGTCTATAAAGTCATGGCTAATGGATAGGACAAAGATCAGACCAGACACCCTAAAAAGGATGAGATCAGAGCGAGACGTCTGGAATCAGAAGAATATAGACTCTTTGACGGATCGGTGTGGTAGGGATAAGTTTTAGTCTTTAACAAAAATACAATGACCTTAAACATCAAAGAAATGACAGAATCGACTCTTGCAAGGAGTGTAGCCTCCAGAAATTCAGATCAGGCGTTGTTCGATTCTATTGCTATAACGTACTGATATGAAGTGATCCAGAAGTACGGAGTAGTCAAATTCTGTAATGACATAACGAGATACAGGAGAGAGTTTCAGAAGTGTGGAATGTACGAAGCCAAGAAGGATGTAAAGGAATCCAGAAGGACTCACAGCAAGTTTTGGAAATCTGAGATGCTTGAAGGTCAGAAGAAAACACTACACGAATTGAATCTAAGAAAGAAGATGAAGTAAATTTTAACTTATTAAATGACAAAACGATGAAAACAGATAAACTAACAAACATCAGACATGGCGATCTTTGACTTATAGGAATAAAGGAGCTTCCTAAGAGGTTAAAGCAAACTAAAAGTAATGTATTGATGGTGGGTAGTCATGGGAATAATCATTCCTTTGATACGGGGAAACTTTATATAACAACGCCTATTGAGAAACTTAAAGAATGAGAATTTATATTCGGGTATCTAGTTGCAGAAGGGACGACATTATTACATAAAGATCATGGAGTTTGAAAATGAGAATTAAAAAAAACAAAAATACCCAATTGAATATACGCATTACATAAGCAAAAGGAATTTACCAATGATTGACTTAAACCTGTTTTAGATTAGTATATATAAAATATGATAGAAACACGGAAATCAATTAAAAACTATGAATGAATGTACGAAGTAAGTAATTTGTGAAACATAAAATCATTGAAAAGGTTTGTAATAAGATGAAATAACTGATATTTTACTGAACAAAAAATACTATCGTTTGGAATAGACAACAATTGATATTGTGGTGTATGATTGTGTAAGTCATGAAATAGAAAATCTTATCGTGTGCATAGATTAGTCGCAGAAGCCTTTATCGTAAATAAAGAAAATAAACACACAATTAACCATAAAGATTGAAATAAACAAAATAATAGAATAGATAATCTTGAGCGAATGTCATACGGAGAAAATAATAAACATTCTTTTGATTTTTGACTTAAGAAACCATCACAAGCATTTTTATGAAGGTTTTGAAAAGATCATAATCGCAGTAAAAAAGTTAATCAATATACATTAGAATGAGAATTTATTAAGACACGATGAAGTTTTATGGATATACAAAGAGATTTGTCATTATGCAGGCAAATGGTATGATTATGCTGTAAATGAATATATAAACAAGCGTATTGATATAAACGAAAATTTGTTGATTAGTTTTTTATTTATTAAATATTTTTTACAATGTTAGAAAAACTCACATCGAAACAAGAAAAGCTGATAGTAAATGTCAGAGATAAATATCTCAAAGCATTCTTCTGATACAAGAAGATGGATAAGAAAGCAGTAGAGAAATGAATAAAAATGATGTATTGATTAGCTTGATTAAAGAAGCCTGAGATTATATATCTTCAATCCCCCTTAGGTGTTCAGTATTGTGCTAATTTATTGCAGTCAGTTAAAGTATGATGAGACCAAGTCAGAGACCAAGTCAGAGACCAAGTCTGAGACCAAGTCAGAGACCAAGTCCGAGCCCAAGTCAGAGCCCAAGTCCGAGCCCAAGTCAGAGCCCAAGTCAGAGCCCAAGTCAGAGACCAAGTCAGAGCCCAAGTCTGAGACCAAGTCTGAGACCAAGTCAGAGACCAAGTCAGAGACCAAGTCTGAGACCAAGTCTGAGACCAAGTCAGAGCCCAAGTCCGAGCCCAAGTCAGAGACCAAGTCTGAGACCAAGTCTGAGACCAAGTCTGAGACCAAGTCAGAGCCCAAGTCCGAGCCCAAGTCAGAGACCAAGTCCGAGCCCAAGTCAGAGCCCAAGTCTGAGACCAAGTCTGAGACCAAGTCTGAGACCAAGTCAGAGACCAAGTCCGAGCCCAAGTCAGAGCCCAAGTCAGAGCCCAAGTCTGAGCCCAAGTCTGAGACCAAGTCCGAGCCCAAGTCAGAGACCAAGTCTGAGACCAAGTCAGAGACCAAGTCAGAGTCCAAGTCAGAGACCAAGTCCGAGCCCAAGTCAGAGACCAAGTCCGAGCCCAAGTCAGAGCCCAAGTCAGAGCCCAAGTCTGAGACCAAGTAAAAAAAAGTGATATGAAATTTTATGATCGGTGTTCTTATGGGGAATGCTATGATTTATCACGGGTAGGATTTTATGATTACTTCCAACAAATAGGACTCAAGATAAATAAAGACATAAAAAAAAGATTTAATATATTCAGAGATATGATATTATGATGAGTATTTACGATGCTACAATTCAAAAATGTATGTATAGTCTCAGAGAATCCAATAAAAATATGTAGAGATGAAAGGGATAGATTGCATAATGAAGAATGATTTGCTATTGAATTTAGGGATTGATATGTACTTAATTATCTACAATGAGTAAATATACCATACGATATGTACGATAAGATAGTCAATGATAAGATGAAACCGCAAGATATATTCAAGATAGAGAATGCCGAATTAAGAAGAATAGCTTACGAATATATGGACAAGGCAAAGATGAAGAAGTTGAAAGATTATAAAGTATTAGATAAATCAAAGGATCAATACAATAATAAAATGGCTATTATAGAGTTTAAGGTAGATTGATTTGATAAACCCTTTAGATATTACCAATGTATTTGTCCTAGTTCTTGACGTGTATACTTTTTAGAAACAGAAGATATAACTTGTGAGAAAGCGAAAATGGCATCTTTTTGATTGTCTAATAATATTTATTTTGATGTCGAAGCATAAGATATAGACTGCAAACATTTTGTTAGCGGGTAATTAGATAATGACTCTTCCAAAATCAGAATTTATCTTTATACTCCCTACACGATCATTTATTCTTAACCTAAACAAAATGTCAGAAAAACAGAATGAGATTGAATTAAGAGAAATTGAAGAATTAGTAGAAAATCAGATGATTTAAGCGTGACTCACTAAAACGAGTCCCTCAAGTGAGGTTTTATCCTTTTTACCACTACATGAAACGCAACCACCGAATTTTAATCTGAATTATTATTTTAATCTGATTGCTATTCTGGATCATCCCCACAATCGTATTCTGATGGAAAGTCCAACGCCTAAAGAATGAATTAAGTCAGAACGCTAAGGACTGGGCGAGATGCGAATTACTACAAAAGACAAGTCACGAGGATAATGTGGCAATTAGAGCAAAACTTGATAAGCTACTCTGATCTGACTCTTTTCAATCTGGGGCGACAGTGTCTACGCTCAGCAACCAGACAGCGACACAGAAACTTGACCAATACTTATCTGGAACGCAGACTGAAAGCGTAAGCCAGTCCCAACAATAGAGGGGAGTGGAGTAGAAGAACGTACTAAAAACTATTTAGCTCATTACTGACAGCATTATACAACCCGAAAGAGTGCTTGAGACCGTTATGGAATTAAGCCAGAGGTCTTATGATGTATAGCCTGGGCAGATACTTCGCTTGGGTATGCTACTAAGGGTACTAATAACGTTTGAAATGTCTGATCATTTGACAGGGGTTGAACCATACATTATAAAACAGTAGAGGATGGCATAAATGCTATGTGATACACCCTTAATAACCAATACCTATGAACTAAACAGACAATATGAGATTTGAGTTTCGCTTGAGATTGCACTACTAATTGTACGAAGGTTTACGCTACAAGCAACACTTCACGACAGACGAATTTACTCAATTGTCTTTCTACTATATATGAAAAGAAAATAGAATCATCGTTTTTATTCCGTAAATAACATATATAAATGGACATTACAAAAATGGATTTAATCAATCTCAAAGCCCTGCAGTATGATTTCTTAGTAGAATCAGAGCGTATAAACGCAAACATCAGAGCAGTAAACGAGGAGATCGCTAAGAGAGTAAAGGAAGAAAAAGAAGCGAAGCTAATAGAGGAGAAAGATTTACCTAAAGATGAAGATTCACGAAAAACAGGAAAGAAAAATGGATAGAGAGCTTCGTATTTATTTGCTTTGGCTTATAGTGATGTTGATAGCTACAACAATAGCAATCTGGATAAGCACTCAAACAGTCCAAAGCTCCATCCCATCCTGACGACAGGGGAACGTGTGTCGGAAAGATTGTAGTAAACCTTTAGTTATTAACCCATAAGTAAAGATGCCAATAACTGAAAGCGAACCCAAGCTATGTACTGCTTGTTGATGAAGTGGTAGATGTGCTGATAGTGTTTCTTCTCATAATCCAATATGTAGACTATGTGATTGAAAATGAGTAATCTATATAACAAGAGTAATAGATTATCAGATAGACCAGATAAAAGATTTTGCTAAGACTTTATTTCCTAATATAAAGGACTAAATGCCAATCGACAAAGCCGACAGAGCAGAGATGATTGGAAATAAATTCTGAAGACAACAAGCAAAAGTCATTGCTAGGTTTGTAAGAGATAGTTTGGAAGATTTACACGCAAAGAATGTAGTTATGACTGATGATAATATGCCTGATATAAATAGAGCAATAAGGAGATGAGTATATGCCTATATCAGATTTATCCAGCTCCCCAAAGCAAGAAGAGATAAATTAGCAAAATGGGTACAACCACCTGACTATCGGGAAGATGATGTATTTGATGATATAGACAAAGAATATGACGCTTTAGCTAGTAAAAACGAATAATGGATAAAAAAACATATTATGTATGAACTATAAGGTATCTATCTTGAACTAGAAGATTTGAACCAAGACGGACCTGTACAATTAAAATAGAGGGTGATGATACCCCTTATGCTATCATAATACAACCATCTCTAAGAGAACTTATAAATTGCATAGATGAATCTAAAAATAGAATAAAAGAAAATACTATGTGATATGAATTAGAATTTAATTTTTAGGGGTTTGCTTACACCAACATAAATGCGACAACCAGTATGCGTGAAGTACCGCAAAAAGTAGTCAGACTCCTACTATAAAAAGAGTCTATTTAACTCAATTATCCACTAAGAGAGATGGAAGAGAAAGCTACTAAGAAGAATGAACTAGAGCGGAATAAAATCTATTGTGCTGATTGTTTAGAACTAATGAAAGATATAGATGATAATTCTATTGATTTAACAGTAACATCACCACCATATGATAATCTAAGGACATATAACTGATTTGCTTGGGATTTTGAATGAATAGCTAAAGAATTATATAGGATAACAAAGGATTGAGGTGTTGTGGTTTTGGTGGTTTGAGATATGACAGAAAGGTTTTGTGAAAGTATGACATCATTCAAACAAGCATTGTATTTTAAGGAGATAGGATTTAATCTATTAGATACAATGATATATTACAAGCAAAACTATGCACCTGCATATCCTACATTGAGAAGATACGCCAATCAATTTGAGTATATGTTTGTGTTTAGTAAGGGTAAGCCCAAGACATTTAATCCTATACAAATGGAGAAAGTAAGAAATAAAGAAGAAAAAGTTTGATATAGGCAGAAAGATTGAAGTATAATAAGAAAGACAAAAGAAATCGGTAGAGAAACAAAAGATGCTAGTAATGTACGAGAATATGCTGTTGCTTGATGAAATGGTACAGGGCATCCAGCGGTATTTCCTGAGAAACTAGCTGAAGACCATATCCTATCTTGGAGCAACGAATGAGATTTAGTATTTGATCCTTTTATGTGAAGCTGAACAACAGCTAAGATGGCTAAGATGAATAATAGAAACTTTATCTGATGTGACATAAGCCAAGAATATGTAGACATAGCAAATAAGAGATTAGAAACAACAACAGTAAGCCTATTTTAACTCCTAGCCAATAGAGAGAGATGGAAGAGAAAGCTACTAAGAGGAATGAGATGTGGTAAAGTTATGGGATTGTCCACATTGTTGATGTACTGAAATCCCTTGAAACTTTGCTTGTCCAAAGTGCTGATATACCGACGTGATCTGATAAGTTTTTAATTACATTATAGATATAAAGATGATATTTGGATGTATAATAATTATTCTTATGCTTAACACAATGATATGAATGTTTGTACTAGATTATAGAATATCTCATAGCATAGGGAATTGGAGATTGCTTGATGGAAGCATCAGTAGAGTAGTTAAAAAGATAGAGTTCTGGTTTATATCAAAAGATTGGTAGTTTTTATTTCATTAAGATAAACTGATGAGTAACCTGATTGAGAAAATTATGAAAGAGATTTACCCTGCCTGTTATGATAAAGGCGAAATGTTTACAGAAGATATAATCAAGATAGAGCAGATACTCCGCAAGCACCTCCCGCAGGAATGCGAGAAACAAAAAGAGCTGGATGATAGGGATAACGACCTAGCAAATATATTCAATACCACAGAAACTAAATGAGATTTATAGATTATAAATGGAGAAAGAGATGAAAGAAACAAGTGGGCTATGTAAAGAGCAATTCTGAATAAGTGAGAGAGTGAGTCAGGAGAAATGTAAGGCTTGTTATGGGAAAAAGACGTATAGCGTATTTGAATGACCACAAGTAATAGAGCCTGATTTCAGTTGAGATAAACCAGTAATTCTTAATAAATGAGGCATCAAGGAATATTCCTGCAAAAGATGTGGTGGCGAAGGTACAGAGCCAACTACGCCTGTTTCCGTGAGTTAAAATCTCACAAGAACGAATTACAGTTAGCCTTCTGTAAAAAGGCACTTTATATTTATTATTCCTATGGATTACTACATAAAAGAAATAAAATACTTAAAATGAGGGAAGAGATTTGAAGCAAGATGGTCTTGTACTATCAAAATAAAAGATGATGATACTCCCTATGCCATAATTATACAACCATCATTGATAAAACTGATAGATTGTGTACAAAATTGTAAACAGAAAATAAGAGAGAATAATCCAGATTGTGAATTTAACTTTTAATTCCCTAAGTTACAATAAAGGATGGGCACTTCCCCTGCCTGGATTTTGATAATGTCCAATAATGAGAAAGACACAAAAGATCATAATAAATCGGCTTGATTTTTAATAAATAGAGAGTATATTAGGAGAAATAAGGTATATTTTATCCTTTAAAGGATATGCTAAACGCTACAAAAATAAAAAGGAGATCAGAGCAATATCATTATAAAATATGTTTAGATCATATATTAATATTTTTACACCAGATTAAATATACTACCGACACTGAAAACGATATGTGTAAGACGTTCAGTGTTAAGGATTATTCATTAGAGCAATTTCAGAAATGGGTATGTAAGCATATACCTAAATGAGATGATAGATTTACATCATCAAAAAAGGGAACATGGATAAAATAAAGATTTTATTGGGAATGAGAACGATGGGTAGTGTCCCTGTAGAAATGACTCGTTGGCTTTTGTTTATGGAAATTCCTGATAATGTAGAGATTTCTGATAATGTAGAGATTTCCTATCGGTTTACTCAATCACTTCCACACTGTATATGAGTAAATGATATAATTAGGATGGCAGTTCATAATGAATATGATTATATATTCTTTTTGGATGACGATAATATCCCTGAATGTAAAGATATATTAAAGAAATTATTGGCTATGGATAAGAAGATAGCAACGGGGATAGTACCTAGTAGGACGCCTATGCAGTGATTCCATACACTTTGCATATTCAAAGAGCAATTAGACGAGAAAAGCATGATAGCCTATGACCAGTATATAAATTTACCTGAAGAGGATATATTTGAGGTGGCTATGTGTGGATTCGGTTGTGTCTTGATCCATAGAGATGTCTTCCTGAAGGTTTATAGGACGTTTCACGATTTTCCGACAGAGATGAGGACTATGTGGTATTATCCATTAGAGGACAAAATATATAGCGAAGAGGAGATAGATTATAGAAATATAAAGCTACCAGAATGAACGCTAAGGTACAAAAAATACGTTTCTGAAGACATTTGTTTCATGGAACGTTGTAAATGGTTGACGGGAGAGAAGATATGGGCTAATGGTAAGATAAGATGTAGTCATATCTGATTACCTAAACTCGTAAGGATAGAAGAAGATATAATAAAAGCAAACAAGCTTTATCCATTAACAGTAAGTAAATGGGCTGAACCTCAATAGTAATTCCTGTTAGGGATTGACTTAATCGAACTAAGCAGATATTGGATCAGCTTAGGAATATAGATATTAAGAAAGAAATCCTGATAATTGACGATAACTCAAACCAAGAGACGAAAGACTGGCTAAAAGAACAGTTAGATATAAGATTATTCACCTATGATTATGATATAGGGGTTTCACAAGCACGAAATCTATGATACAGTGAGGCTAAATATGATAAGGTGCTGATAATCAATAATGATCTTGTTTTTGCCCCTAATTGTATCCAAGAGCTATCAAAAGCATTAGATGATCCAGATATAGATATAGCGTGTCCATGAACAACCGAATGACCTCGAAAGTTTGAGCTTCCCATTGTTATGAGGAAGCAGAATATATGTGGTCGGTGCTTTATGGTGAGGAAATGACTATCCTGCTTCCCGATACCCTCTCAATTGGATCTGTGGTACGGTGATGACTGGATTCGACAGATGACGGACAAATCTAGGATAAAAGAAGTAGAAACAGCGTTAGTACACCATTATGTTAGTTCTACCATCTGATTAGATTGAAAAAGATCACTGGATGTAGAAGAGAGGATTGCATGAGACACTTTCGAGTTTGCTAAGATGTGTCATGAGAAGGGTTGGAATGATGAAAGATTTAACAATATAAAGCGAGATGATTAAACTGAGTATACTCACTTGTGCAACTACTGGTAGAACCCAAAATTGATTTCTAGAGAGAATTTACAAACAATTAAATAAGCAAGCAGAATGAAAGCCAGTGGAGCTACTTTGATTGATAGATAATAAGCTTATGACTATAGGGGAGAAGAAGAATAGATTAAAAGCTATGGCTAAATGAGAATACTTGGCTTATGTTGATGATGATGATGAAATTTCTGATGACTATATTGATGAACTATTGAAAGCTATTGAATATGGAACGGATGTAATATGTTTTGGGATGTTATATTGTGAGGATGATAAGGATTGAGTACCTGTTAAGTTCTCAAAGGATTATGAACATACACAAGCAACAGCAGAGCAACCATATTATACAAGACAGCCACACCATATAATGTGTCGAAAGAAAGAAATAGCAATGAAAGAGGATTTTGAAGATGTGAATCGGGAGGAGGATACTCACCGAGCATCAGTAATGCAGAAGCATATTAAGACCGAATATCAGATAGATAAAGTGTTATATCGTTATTTATTCTCTCACCAGCATACTGAATGTGATCATGCCTCTCATTAAATGAAATTGGTTTAAAGCAAAATACAGATAAGTCATTTTACCATAAATATATGGATTTTTATGAGAAGATACTCTCAAATGAGGATATAAAGAGCGTTTTAGAGATATGAGTTTGGGAGGGTGCATCAATAAGAACACGAAGAGAGTATTTCCCAGAGGCAAGAATAATGGGGTTAGATATAGTTCAATGTAATCCAATAGAATGATGCGAGATAATTAAGGCAGATGCTACTAAACAGGAGTTCGCTGACACAATAGATGAGATAGATTTCGTGATTGACGATTGATCGCATTGGAGCGATGACCAAATAGCAGCATTTAAGCTCTTGCGACCCAAGACGAAAAGGATATATATAATTGAGGATGTATACCAGGAGATGCAGAGAGGTAATATGTGAGCAATAGAGTTTTTTAGATGATTTGCTAAGGATAACCAGTTGGAGTATGTAGAGTTTACAAGAACACATGGGGACAATACATTCTCAATGTCTATAGTTTTACTTCGTAAAAAGATATATGAAAAAGCTATTGATAAGACTGACTAATAGACTACTAAAGGATAGTGGATTCCAGATAGTAGAGAGGAATTGAAGTTATGCTGTGTATATCAGCGAGCAGACCTGAACCAAACATATCTACGTGGAGGAAAAGCACATTATAAAGCAATTATTTATGGTCTGAGTACAAGAAGAAGAGGATACATGACCAAGTTTAGATTGATTTTCTATTGAAAAATTTTTATCACCTAATAAAAATACAGATGCGAACACAGATCAAGGCTAAAGGACAGAATCATATTACAGACATAACGGGGTTTGTTGATCTAACAAAAGTAATAGCATTCGACACGATTGATGCTCAGGACGCAGATAAGAAGATATACTATCAAATAATCCTTAATTATGAGAGTCTACAAGGATGATTATTTTATGAAATGACTAAAAATGACAGAACACTCCTTGTTAAGAAGCTTTTAGATCTCCATAAATAAAATATGAAATTAAACTGTATTTACACAACAAAATCACGAAAAGAGAATAATACAGATTTTGGTATATGGGATAAGGATATAAAGGAGGATCTCCATAAGCATTCAATGATAGTAATACTGAATTGGTGTGCAAGAACGCTAACAAAATCCATGAATAAGAAGCGAAAGGAGATGAGGGTAACAAATATCCTCCATGAGCAAGAGGACTGAACAAAGAAGCTAGAGAATATCTATACTCACTTCATAGAGCAAGTAGTAAACAAACCCATAGAAGATAAAGAGATATATCTGGGACAGTTGATTATGATTGCGAATATAATGAAAATAAAGGGAATGGTTAAGAAAGATTTATCAGTAAGTAAAAAGTAATGGTAGTAAGAAAGGACAAACAAAAAAATATAGTTAAAATAACTAAGTCTGTGCTTACTAATCCTTTACAAACAGAAAGGGAATTAGCAAAGGAGGTATGAGTTTCTAATTGAACAGCCCATAACATACTAAAACAAGTTGAGCAATCTTGAGCAAAAGACCCTAGAATCCTTTGAATATGCGATACGGACTTGGAAATCGTCACATTGGGACAGAATGAAATCAAGAAGAGATTGATAAATACTCCTAGTAAGATAGGTGTAAGGGATATTGTGTCAGCAATGGAGAGTTGAACCAAGAGATATACTATATTTAGAGGGGATCTAACGGATAAAGACGGAGCTTTTAAGCAAGAGCTGACGGAGGAACAGATAGAGAAGATTATCAGTAAGTACAAATTAAATGGATAATCTACACACATTATACTATTAAGTATGTATTTATTACATAATATACAGTAGAATGTATGTATATAACATTAAGCAAATAGCAGAGAAATATAGCCTCAATCGGAGAACAGCAAAAAAGAAAAGCGAAAGTTTGGAGAAGGTTTATAGAATAAATAAGAGATGAAAGGTTATATTTGTAGGATATTTAATAAGAGAACAAAATGGATAGACAAGACTTACAATTCTTTATACAACGTGCTAGAGATGATCTCATCTCATTTTCTATATATTGTGATCCAGCAGCCACGAATCCCGAGAAAGCATATAGTCCTAAACCATACCATGAGCTTATAGCCGATATTCTGGCGGGGATATATAATAGTGAATTAGATAAGGTTATAATCTCAGTACCACCACAGCACTGAAAGTCTACGGCAGTATCTATCAATTTCCCGGCATGGGCATTAGGCAAGAATCCCTCTATTCAGTTCGCTCTAGCATCTTATGGATCGGATTTAGCAGAATGATTCTCGCAGAAATGTAGGGATCTGATAAAATCACCACAGTATAAGTCAGTGTTTGGAGGCATTCTCAAAGATGACAGTCAGGCGAGGAACGAATGGTATACAAACAAATGATGAAGATATACAGCGGTAGGTATAGGGTGACCGCTTACAGGTAAGCCAGTAGATATTCTCGTGATTGACGACTACCTCAAGGATTGGGAGGAGGCTCAATCTAAGACCATGAAGGAGAAGATATGGAATCGGTACACATCAGTAGCGTTGAGTAGATTACACGCTAAGAGTAAACAGATTATAATAGCTACAAGATGGAGTGAGGATGATCTGATAGGTAGAATAATAGAGAAAGAGCCTGAGGGCTGGACTATCATCAATATTCCTGTGTATAATGATGATGGTACGACAATACGACCTGAGAAGTTTCCACCTGATTTCATAGCAGAGAAGCGTAAACTGTCAGGAGAGATAGTATTTCAGGCATTGTATATGTGAAACCCTACACCACAAGGATCAGGTACATTTAAGCGTGAGTATTTCCAGTATTACGATATATCGGAGGTTATGAATGCTGATGGTACATATAAGAAAAAGCTTAAAGTGATAACTTTTGTTGATCCAGCTATAAGTATCAGACAGGAAGCTGACAATACCGCTATAATTACTATTGGTCACGACCCTACCAATAATAACATCTATGTATTGGATGTGTTTGCAAAGAGGATAGAGCCAGACGATATAATCAATAATTTATTCAGGATAGTTAATACTTATGCTCCTGAGAGGGTGGGAATGGAGAACGTAAGTTATCAGAAGATGCTGATATTGGAGGTAAAGAAGCAGATGAATGTCAGGAATAAGTATTTCACAGTAGATGAGGTTGTGCCTATGGGTGAGAAGGAAGCAAGGATCAAGGCGTTGTTAGAGCCAAGATATGCTAACTGTAAGATATTTCATCTAAAGAACAATAATGAGACGACAGAGTTAGAGTGAGAATTATTGACATTCCCAAGATGAAGGCACGACGATAGGATTGATGGGATCGCATCAGCAATAAAGATGATAGATACGGTAAATATCCATCTAAGGAACGATAAAAAGCCAGTAAAAACGTATAGCGATCCATTAACATGACAGACCAAAGTAATGCAAAGGAGATGAGAGTCTAAGGAATGGCGAGATTGGAATAAAAAATAGTTGCAAATTACAGAAAAAGAGTATAATTGAAGTAGTAGATTTACTCAGTTATACTTTTTTTTATGGCAACTAAAGAAGATATATTAAACAATAGTAAATCAAAGAAATCTGATCAGAACTACATCTTGGATATAAAGAACCTGACGAACCAAGCTACCCAATGAGGAGTAGAGCCAGAAGATATGAAGTCATTATGATACGTTCTGGATAGATGGGCAAAGATGGATAGTAGACGCAAACAGGAAGAGCATAAACGGAGTACATTTGATATGCAATTCGACTCAGCGA